GCCTGCCAAAAGCAGCCCGCGCGCGCGCATTTGACCGAGGCCGCGTGAATGCACCTGAACCTCAACGACCCCGCCAGCGTGCGCGCCTGGGTGGCTGTTGCGCCGCAGCGGCACCGGGCGCAGCTGGCAGCACTTCGGCGCCTGCCGCTGTTCACGGCGCTGATCCAAAGCGCGATCGATGGGGCGAGAAGCGCTGCACCTACTGCGGGCGACCCGGACACCGGGCGGATGCCTGCCCAAAGCGAAAGGACGTGACCATGCAAATCCTCGTCTTCCTCGGCGGCGTCTTCGCCGGCTGCGCGCTCGGCTGCGCTGCGATGTTCATGCTCATCCTGCGGTCTGGCGACTCGCCGGACCCGTACCAGTGAGGGCGCGATGGCAAAGCAAACCGTTCTCAACCCGTGGGGCCTGACGTGCGCCGAGGTGGATGTAGCCGACTCGCTCAGAAAGCACGGCCACATCGGCTCCGTGGCGCGCGAACTGAACCGCTCGCAACACACCGTCGCGCACCAGGCCGGCGAGGTGTATCGGAAGATGGACGTCCCTCGCATGGCCGTGGCCACCGCGAAGTGGGCCGTCTGGCGCGCGACGGATGGCAAGGGGGTGCCGGCGTGATCACCTTCACCGTCCCCGGCCAGCCGCAGGGCAAAGGCCGCCCGCGCGTCGGCAAGATCGGCACGCACGCCCGGCTGTTCACGCCTCAGAAGACCGTGGCCTACGAAGGGCTGGTGGCGCACGCTGCCAACGCCGCCATGGTCGTCGCGCATCAGCAGCCGTTCACCGATGCTGTCGCCGCGAACGTCTTCATCGACTGCCAGGTGCCGGCCAGCTGGTCGCAGAAGAAGCAGCGCATGGCCCTGGCCGGCGAAGTCCTGCCGACCACGAAGCCCGACAGCGACAACGTGGTGAAGGCCATCTTCGACGGCTGCAACGGTGTGCTGTGGCGCGACGACGTGCTGGTGGTCGACTTGCGGGTGCGCAAGCGCTACAGCGCCACGCCAGCCGTGCGGGTCGAGGTCTGGCCGGTGGTTGAGCCGCTGGGGCAGCAGATGGGGCTGGCGGCGTGAACAAGACTGAGCGTGAACTGCCGCCAAGTTTGATCGCCGAGCTTTTCTCCTACGACGAAGAGACCGGCGATGTCGTACGGAGAATTGATCGAGGCGGAACACCGGCGGGATCTGTCGTCGGATGCCTTCGGCCTGACGGGTACCTTGTGGTGATGATTTGCAAGCGTCTTGTGCTGTGTCACCGTGTTGCGTGGTGCCTCATGCATGGCAAGTGGCCAGACCACTTCATTGATCACATCGACGGCAGCCGGGCAAACAACCGACGCGCAAATCTTCGGGACGTAACTCAATCCAAGAACATACACAACCAGCATAAACGCCGGCGCAACGCGTTGGGAGTTGCCGGCGTGTGCGAGATTGGGCCTGGGAGATTCAAGGTGCAGCTGAAGATTAAGGGGCGTTCTAGTGCGCATCTAGGCGTCTTCGGCACACCGGAGGAAGCCGCTGAAGCCTATTCCAAGGCAAAGGCAATTGCAGTTGGTTTGCCATGACTATCACTCTCAAACCCATCGGCCGCGGCAACTGGCCCCCCCCTGCGCGTCACCGTCGAAGGCAAGCGCGCCAGCCCGCTGCTCATCCGCAAGGGCGCGCTGCTGCCGCTGGGTGGGGTCGTGTTCAGGGTTTGTGAGGTGATGGCGTGAAGATCAAATCCTGGCACTCCCCGCACGACCAGATGTGCAACCTCGGCCGCCATCATTGGAGCGTCCCGCGCCTGTTCGAGCTGGCCCGTGAACTCCCCGTGCTGGACATCCCGCTTGATCACCTGAGCCTGTACTACACCTACGAGAAGCTGACGCTGCGCGAGATGGTAATGCACATGAAGGCGGTGCACGACGCCGACCTGTCGCGCCCGATCATCCTCGATGAAGACGGCGAACTGATGGACGGCCGACACCGGCTTATGAAGGCGATGCTGACGGGCGAGAAGACGGTCAAGGCCGTGCGATTCGACGAGAACCCGTCGCCGGACAAGGTGGGTGAATGAACCCCTTCGGCCTTACCCAGCGCGAAGCCGAGAGCCTGGACGCCTTGCTCAGCACCGGCACCTTTAAGCGCGCCGCTGACCGCCTGGGCATCACGGTGCAGACATTGGCCAAGCACCTGCGAAGCGCCCGGCGGAAGATGAAGCCGCCCCACCGGCTGGGGCAGTTTCTGATGTGGCATGACTGGCGCAAAGCTGGGCAAGAGGGTGCCGCCGAGGCGGCGCGGGAAGAGGAAGTCGCGGCATGACAATGAACTGGCTTGATCGACGCATTGCCGCCCCGGGGCCGTTCCTGGCGCTATGCCTTAGCGACACGGAGTTCGAAGAGGCGGTTCTCCATATGGAGGCGCCAAGCTGCCCGCGCTGGGTTAACAAGGGCGCGATCGCTACGACGCACACCTTCGACCATGAGACGAAGGGCCTCGTCTGCGTGGTGTGTATGGACGGCTTCCAGGGCCGCGACCCGATCGAAGTTGCCGGCCTGCTGATTCATGAGGCTGTGCACGTCTGGCAGAACTACTGCGACGACATCGGCGAACGCTGCCCCGGGATGGAACAGGAAGCCTACGGGATCCAGGCCATCGCCCAGGAACTGATGGCCGAGTTTGTGAGAAGGATGGAAGCCAATGCCTAAGCCCACCAAATCCCGCGGGCTCACCGCCAAGAAGCAGCGCTTCGTCGCCGAGTTCCTGGTCGACATGAACGGCAGCGCCGCCGCTCGACGCGTGGGCTACTCAGAACGGTCGGCCCGGGTCATTGCGCAGCGGCTGATGCGGGATCCGGCCGTCCTCGATGCCATCGCCCAGGCCCGGACCAAGATCGCGGCGAAGCTTGAAGTCACCGCCGAGCGCGTACTGGCCGAGATTGCGAAGATGGGTTTCGCCAACATGATGGACTACATCACCGTAACCCCGGCCGGCGATGCGGTGATCGACTTCACCGCGCTGGACCGCGACAAGGCCGCGGCCATCCAAGAGGTGACCGTCGACGAGTACACCGAAGGCAGGGGCGACGACGCGCGCAACGTCAAGCGGGTGCGGTTCAAGCTGGCCGACAAGCGGGCGAGCCTCGAACTGCTGGGCAAGAACCTGCGCCTGTTCACCGAGAAAGTGGAGTTGACGGGAAAGGACGGCGGACCCATCCAGGCCACGAACGTCCCGCCCGAGGAAGCCTATAAGCGGATGCTCGGCGGTGGCTGACTGGGCGCCAGACTACGAGGCGATCTACCGCGAGCGCACTGAGCGCCTGGCGCGCATTCGCGCGGCAGCGGGAACGGAAGAGGACATCCTCCCGGGCCTGAAGGAGTTCTACAAGTCAAACCCGGTCGCCTTCATCAACGACTGGGGCATGACGTTCGACCCCCGGGCCGCCGAGGTCGGGATGCCGACGACGATGCCGTTCATCCTGTTCGCCAAGCAGGCCGAGTTCATCGAGTGGCTTCGCGCCCGGTGGCTGGCCCGGGAGGACGGCTTGGCGGAGAAGTCCCGAGACATGGGGGCTTCCTGGCTGTGCGTGGCCTTCGCCGTTTGGATGTGGCTGTTCTACCCCGGCACGGTCATCGGTTTCGGCTCCCGAAAGGAAGAGTACGTCGATGATCTGAACGACCCGAAGTCGCTTTTCTGGAAGGCGCGCGAGTTCGTCAACCTGCTGCCGGTGGAATTCAGCCCCTTCGGATGGGACGCCAAGCGCCACGCGCCGTTCATGGTGCTGAAGAACCCCGAGAACGGGTCAGCCATCGTCGGCGAGTCGGGCGACAACATCGGCCGCGGAAACCGGACTTCGATCTACTTCAAGGACGAATCAGCGTTCTACGAGCGCCCAGAGAAGATCGACGCCGCGCTGTCGCAGACATCGAACTGCAAGATCGACATCAGCACGCCGAACGGAAACGGGAACCCGTTCTATCGCAAGCGCCACGGCGGTCGGGTGCCGGTGTTCACGCTGCACTGGCGCGACGACCCGCGCAAGGGGCAGGCCTGGTACGAAAAGCAAAAGGCGCAGAACGACGACCCGGTGATCCTGGCTCAGGAAGTCGACATCGACTACAACGCCAGCACCAACGACGCGTGGATCTCTGGCACGCTGGTGGAAGCCGCGCAAAGCCTGGGCCCGGCGGACGTGGAGCCGAACGGGCCGTGGGCGCTCGGCGTCGATGCCGCGCACATGGGCGACGACGAGAGCGTGATCAGCCGGCGGCGCGGGCTCCTGTCCCTGCCGCAACTGACGGCGCGCGGGCTGGACGGGCCGGCGCTAGCCGGCAAGGTCGAGGAAGCCTGCCGCGAGTTGGAAGATGCCGGCGGCATCATCGGCCTCATCGCCATCGAACTGGACGGCCCCGGCGTCAGCTGCTACGACTGCCTCAAGCGCAGCAAGTACGCCGCGGTGACTGTCGGCCTGCACACCGGGGCCAAACTGTCGGACGACCGGAACTACAACGTCAAGGCCAGGCTATGGCGCGCGGCTCGGGACTACCTAAAAGTCGGGGGGTGTGCGATCGACCGCGATCCCGAGCTGAAGTCGCAGCTCGCCTCGTACCGCTACAGCTACCGTGATGGCGTGCTGCTGATGGAGGCGAAGAAGGACTACAAGAAGCGGATCGGAAAGTCTCCTGACCGGGCGGATTCGTGGATCTTGACCTTCGCGCCGTTTCCTGAGCCTGAGCCGGTTGAGGCGGTCGTGATGCCAATCGTCAACCACTGGGGGAAGGGGCGGCGGTGACGCCAGCACTCGCGAGAAACCCCGCACCCCGGTAAACTGTTGCCCCATCACGACGCCTCGCGCGCCCGCTGAGTACATCGACCCGCCAGCAGGTCATCCGCCCTTACGAGGGGATGACGCATGGCCCGCCAGTCGAAAGCAGATCAGCTCGCACAGATTCACGCCGACGCTCTCGCCGAGTTCGACGAGATTCAGAAGGCAGTAGCCGACGAGCGCGATCAGTGCCTCGCCGACCGCCGGTTCTACTCCATCTCGGGCGCCCAATACGAGGGCGAGCTCGCCGAGCAGTTCGCCAACCGGCCCAAGTTCGAGTTCAACCGCACCCACCTGGCCGTGCTGCGGATCATCAACGAGTACCGGAACAACCGCGTCACGGTCGACTTCACGTCGAAGGACGGAAGCGACGACGACGAAACGGCCGACACCTGTGATGGCCTGTACAGGGCCGACGAGAAGGCCAGCGGCCGGGAGTTCTGCGACAACGCCTTCGAGGAAGCAGCCGGCGGCGGCATGGGCGCCTGGCGCCTGCATGCCTGCTACGAGGACGAGTACGACGACGAGAACACCCAGCAGCGCATCCGCCTGGCGCCGATCCACGACGCCGAGTCGCGCGTCTTCTTCGATCTCGACGCGAAGACGCAGGACAAGTCGGACGCAAAGCGCTGCTACCTTCTGACGCCGATCTCGCGCTCGGCCTACGAGGAAGAGTACGGCGACGACCCGGCAGACTGGCCGAAGTCCGTCACGAATGCCTACTTCGACTGGTGCACGCCGGACGTGGTGTGGCTGTGCGAGCTGTACAAGGTCGAAGAAGTCGGCCAGATGGTCTACTGGTACAAGGGGCTGGCTCTCAGCGAGGACGAGCCGAACGAGAAGCGCGTCACGCAGGATGAACTGGACGCCGACCCGGAAATGGCCGACCAGCTCTACGCGACCGGCTTCCGCCTGGACCGCCAGAAGCGCGTGAAGACCCGCAAGATCCGCAAGTTCATCATGAGCGGCGGCGGCATCCTCGAAGACTGCGGCTACCTGCCCGGCACCGAGATCCCCATCGTCGTGACATACGGCAAGCGCTGGGTCGTCGATGGCGTCGAGCGCTTCATGGGCCATGTCCGCCTGGCCAAGGACGCGCAGCGGCTGACGAATATGCTGATGTCCTGGCTGGCCGAGATCGCCTCGCGCTTCGACATGGAAAAGCCGATCTTCGCGCCCGAGCAGATCGCCAAGCATGCCCATATGTGGGCGAACGACAACATCGAGCGCTTCGCCTACCTGCTGGCCGACCCGATCAAGGACAAGGAAGGCAACGTCGTCCAGAACGGCCCCATCGGCTACACCAAGGCGCCGAACGTCCCGCCGGCGATGGCTGCGCTCATGGAGATCGCGACCCAGGCCCTGAACGACCTGCTCGGCGGCCAGCAAGCGGGCGAGCAGCTGCAGCCGAACCTGTCGGGTAAGGCCGTGGAACTCATCCAGAACCGCCTCGACATGCAGGTTTTCATCTACATGGACAACTTCGCCCAGTACGGCATGCGCCGCTGCGGGCAGATCTGGCTGTCGATGATGCGCGACCTCGTGGTGGAGAAGGAGCGCCGGATGAAGACTGTCGCCGCCGACGACAAGGCCGGCAGCGTGGTCGTGAATCAGCCGGTGATCGACCAGAAGACCGGCGAGAAGCGCGTCAAGAACGACATGACGAAGGCCACCTTCGACGTGGATGTCGATGTCGGCCCGTCCAGCAGCAGCAAGCGCGCTGCGACCGTGCGCGCGCTGACCGGAATCGCCGCCACGACGGACGACCCGGAGACCAAGCAGGCGCTGACCTTCTCGACGATCGCCAACCTCGAAGGCGAAGGCCTCGGCGACCTGCGCGACTGGGCGCGTGCGCGCGCCGTCCGCATGGGGATCATGAAGCCGACCGAGGAAGAGAAGCAAGAACTCTCGCAAGAGCAGGCGAACCAGCAGCCCGACCCGCAGGCCGCCTACCTCCTGGCCGAAGCGGAGAAGTCCAAGGCCGACACCGGGCTGAAGGCGGCCCAAACCGAGAAGGCCAAGGCCGACACCGCCGCCACGCTGGCCGGGATCGACGCCGACCAGCGGCAGCAGGCCATCGACGCGGCGAAGACCATCCTCGATGTCACGAACCAGCACGCCGACCAGGTGCAGAAGCTCACCGGCTTCTGATCGTATGGAGCTTTTCGTGCATATCGCCATTTGTTGCTGATTGCCACAGTTCGACCTGACGCTGCCGCCGAGCGTGAATCGGTGAGTTGAAAGGTCGAACTGATGCCGCAAGCGCAAGAAACCGACGTTCTCGACGCCGAGACGGACCTCGAAGACGAGCAGACGGACGAGGAGCAGGGCGCGGACACCGAAGCCGAGGGCGACGAGCCCAAGGAAGAGGAAGCCGAAGCCACCTCCGAAGCCGAAGCCGACGAAGAGGAGCCCGAAGAGGTTGTCGTCAGCCTCGGGGACGAGCCGGCGGACACCGGCGCCGACCCTGGCACCGAAACCACGCAATTCCGAGAGCTGCGCAAGCAGTATCGGCAGGTAGTTCGTCAACTCCGCGAGGCGGAAGGGAAGCTGAAGGCTGCCCCCTCGAAGACCGAACCCGTCGAAGACACCGATCCCGAGCCGAGCATGCGCGACGCCGGCATCGACTACGACGAGGAACTCTTCAAGAAGCGCTGGGCCGAGTGGTCTGCCAAGAAGCAGGCCAACGAGGACCGCAAGCGCGAGCAGCAGAAGGCCGAACAGAAGGCCCAGGAGGCGTATCAAGCGCGACTGGACACCTACAGGAAGCAAGCCGCTGACCTGAAGGTGAAGGACTTCGAGGATGCCGAGGCGGAAGCCCGCGACATCTTCAGCCCGGTCCAACAGTCGATCTTGGTCAAGTACGCAGCGACGCCGGCCACGCTGATTTACGCGCTCGGCAAGAGCACGGCCAAGGCCAAGGAACTCGCCGCCATCACCGACCCCATCGAGTTCGCACTCGCAGCAGCGCGGCTTGAGGAGAAGCACTTGAAGGTCACCCCGCGGAAGACCGCACCGCCTCCTGAGAAGGTCATCGGCGGCTCGAAGCCTGGCAGTCTGCAAACGAACACCCGGCTCGAAGCCCTGAAGACCAAGGCACAGAAGACGGGCGACTACTCGGAGTATTTCGCCGCCAAGCGAAAGATGGCCGACAAGTAGCGGACCCATGAGTCGGCGCTGATCCGCAGCCACAGCTTCAAAGGATCGGCATCATGGCCAACGCTCTCGCAGTCAATCTCGAACTGATGTTCGAGAATCTCATCGAAGGTTTCGACGCTGCTTGCGTCATCAGCCGCGAGGCTGAAACCTTCTACCCCAACGCGACCGACATGCAGCGCGCGGGGGACACCTTCTACAAGAAGCAGAACTATCACGCCGCCATCGTGAACGGCCTGGACGTGTCCGCCGCCACGCCGACCGACGTGATCGAGCGCTTCGTCCCGACCACGTTCCGCTCGCCGGACAACGTGACCTACTTCCTCGACGCCAAGGAACTGCGCGACCCGGCGCACATGAAGAAGATGGGCACGGCCTCGGCGCTGCGCTTGGCGGCCGAAGTCGACAAGAACATCTATGCCACCGTGGCGGCGCAAGCCAACATCGTGGTCAAGAAGGTTTCGACCATCGCCTGGGACGACGGCGCCACCGCCGAAGCCCTGATGGTCTCGCGCGGTGTGGCCACCGGCGACCGCAAACTGTTCCTGAACCCGTTCGACTACAAGGACATCGCCAAGGACCTGGGCAACCGCGCGTACCTGGGTGACCGCTCGAAGGACGCCTACGAGCGCTCCAAGGTGCCGGACATCGCGCAGTTCGCGACCTTCCGCACCGACAACGTGGCGAACGTGGCCGCCATCGGCACAGTGTCTGGCGTCACCGTGACCGCGAACACCTCGCACACGATCACCGCCATGACCGGCTCGACGCCGACCGACAACCGCTACGGCACGCTGGGTGTCTCGGGCGCCAACTTGGTCAACATCAAGAACGGCGACTGCTTCACCATCGCGAACGTCAACGCGGTGCACATGATCGACAAGTCGGACACCGGCCAGGCGATGACGTTCCGCGTCATCAGCGGCGGCGGCACGGTGACCCTGACGATCAGCCCGAAGATCGTCATCACCGGCCCGTACCAGAACTGTTCGGCCCAGGCCGCCGGGGGCGCCGCGCTGACCTTCTTGAACACGGTCACCAAGCCGATCAATGCCTTCTGGGGTCAGGGCGCCGTCGCGCTGGACTACGGCCGGCTGGTGTTCCCCGAGGGCACCGGTGCGCAAGTGATGAATGCCACCACGAAGAACGGCGTGCCGATCTTCATGGTCGCGCAGATCAACGCGCAGACCGGCAAGCTGTTCGTGCGCGCCACCACGCTGTACGCGACCACGGTGCTGGATCCCGAGAAGTGCGGGATCATCCTCGCGAACCAGACCTGACGCTTTCTCCTGACGCAAGTGTTGCCCCGGCCTAGCCGCCGGGGCCTTTTCACAGGAGAGGCGACATGGATTTGGAATTTCCGCGAATGGCCTACAAGGTAGGCGGCCCGTGGGCCCTCGACGCCGGCAAGTTCTCGGTGCGCGAGGTGACAGCCGAAGAGTACGAAGCGCTGCAGGCTGAAGGCTGGCGGCTGGACCAGTACGCGGCACTGGAGGCCCCGCAAAGCGCCTCCGCAACCCAAGGAGACGGCAATGGCCAAGGGCAAGAAGGGCAAGACGGGCAAGGGCGGCAAGAAAGGCTGCTGAGCACGTCGGGCGGGGCCGTCGTCCCGCCCACCCGCGAACAAATGGAGGCCGACGCCACCCGACTGGGGGTGAAGTTCGACGGCCGGACAAGCGACCGCAAGCTGGCCGCGCTGATCCTTTCCGCCGCTGAAGCGGCGCAGGGGTAAGTCGTGAGCTGGACCATCCGCCAGCTCTGCGAAGAAGCCTACGCCGAGTTGGCGCTGGCCGGCTACGTCTTCGACCTGACGCCTGAGGAAATGCAGCGCGCCGGGCGACGGCTGTCCACCATGATGGCGAACTGGGATGCCCGCGGCATTGCGCTCGGGTTCACCCTGGCCACCACGCCCGAGGGGGTCGACCTCGACGCCGACTCGGGCCTTCCGCAGCACGCGCTGGAACCGGTGTTCCTGAACTTGGCGATCCGGCTGGCCCCGGGCAAGGGTAAGGCGCTGTCCGGCGCCACCCTGTCGCGCGCCAAGGAGGGCTATGACGCGCTGGTGGCCGATGCCGCGGCGCCTCAGACGCAGCAGCTACGCCAGGGCCTTCCCTTGGGCGCCGGCAACAAGCCCCGCTATCAACGGTTCGTCACGCCCCCCGACACCAGCGACATCCAGCTTGGCGAGGGTGGTGATTTGGACTTCCTGGGGTAGTCGATGGGCCGCAGCATCAACAGCTTGCCGACCCTGTACGAGTTGGCTTCAGACGACTGCGTCGCACTGTGGTCTTCGCGCCTCGGCTCCGACATCAAGGCCCCGGTTTCGAAGTTGCCGATCAGCGATGCGGTTCAAGGTGCGCTGGACGACATCCGCGACGACATCTTCGGCGGCGCCTACGTGCGCGCGATCAGCCTCTTCGCTGACGACGAGCAGGCATTGAGCGAGATCCGCGCCTCGTCCGGCGCCACCGGCAAGGACCTGGCGCCAACGCTTCAGGCTTGGTTCGATGCCGCGTACCTGCTCTATGGCACCGACCAGGCCGGTGCCGGGGGTCACGGCTGCTGCATGGAGCTCGACCCGGGTACGTGGTCGATCTCGACGCTGCAACTCAAGCCCGGCATGGCTCTGCGCGGCCTCGTCGATCGCTTCGAGGTGCGGGTGAAGCAGATCAGCACGGCCCAGGCGCCATTGATCGACATCCTTGGGCGCGGGCAGAACCAAGATGTGGTCGGCCGGCGTACCGCGGTGATCCTGCAGCGCCTGGACCTGAACGCGAACGGCAACCTCGACACCAACGGCGACCCGATCAACTGCATCAACCTGCGCGTCGACACCGCCAACGAGGGCGACGACGACTCTGCCAACCGTACCGGCCTGATCGCCGAGGAAGTGCAGGCCGGCGGCGCCAGTGGCTGGGGGCTATACAACCACAAGCGCGGCAAGCTATGGCTCAGTAAGTGCCAGTTCGCCGGAAATGGCCTGGCCCCATCGCTGCCGAATAACAAGGTCGGCGGCCTTTTCTCGCAGGGGCCTGACAGCTTCTTCCACAAATGCTATTGCGGCAACAATGGCGGCCCGCAGTTGCACATCAAGTCATCGGCCACACCGACCGTGCTCGATGTGGAAATCGGTGTTAGCAAACAGGCCACGAAGTACCCTGGGATCTATCTGGAGAATTGCACCGAAGCCATCATTGGCGGCGGCGGCAACTGCGAGAGCTGGATCCTCATCGAGGGCGAGGAAGAAGACAACACAGTTGACGAGTACGACACAGAAACGGTAATCAGTCTTTACAACTTCCAAGTCAAGCTGAAGGACAAGTCATTCCTTGATGGCGGCGGCGGCGCAGGGACAACGCTGAATGGCTACATCACGCTAAAGAACATTCGCGGCGTTGATATCCGCGGGCTGCGCTTCACGCCGGCCGAGGATGCGGAAATCACTGGGCATCACTACACGAACCGCCCGACGAACATCATCGACATCCAAGGATCGCGCACCCGGGCCACGTTCAATTGCCCGCTGCCTCCGCTACAGGATTGGCGATGGCCGGCTGGGTCGCCAGAGGTATGGCCCGGCACGCCGCCGACGAACACCTACGACTCGATCACCAACAAGCCGAATCAGCTCCAGATCAGCACCAACGATCCGACCGACACCACCCATTCGCGCAAGTTCGACTGGGTGAGCTTCTTCGCGAACGGCGGGATTCGTGGCCGCACCGATGCGAACTCGATGCGGGCCGGCGCGGTGGGCGAGTACATCAAGGCCGAGCAGACCACGCCGCAGGCCCTGACGACGGCGACGATCCTGAGCCTGGCAAGCATCGACCTGACGCCCGGGAACTGGGAGATCCGAGGCGTCGTGATCTATGCCGGCACGGGCGCCACGACCACCAGTTCGGAAGCCTGCATCGACAGCGCGAACAACGTCATCTCGACGGCCAACCCGGATCGGTACTCGGGCACTGGCCGAACCCTGACGACCTACACCGGCACGGTGGCGACCGAGAAGATCGGCCCGTTCGAGTTGAAGACTTCCAGCACCGTGACTCGGCGCATCAACTGCCGGGCTTCCTTCAGCGCGGGCTCGATGTCCGTCACTGGCGGCATCTATGCCCGCCGAATCTCGTAGAGGAAACCATGGGCAACTCCATTCGAAGCCTGCTGCTGGTCGATGAACTCGACGCCTCC